CCGTTAACTCGATGGGGGAAGGGCGCACTGCTAAGCGCCCCTCGAATGGCACGCCCTAGGGCTGCCTTCCTTGCAGATGGGATCCTATAGTGGGGAAACTACTATAAGACCTTACACCTGCACCCACCGGAGAGTCAACTTGCTCTCCGGTCTCCGGCTTAGGTAGCCGAGCGTTGATGAAGCGCTCGTCACCTTTTTAGCAGCTTCAGTAAAGAACTGAAGTAAGCCGGGACTTCCTTCGGCCAGAGATCTCATGCACTTCGGCGTTTGCTGAAGACATTTGATCTCATGCACATGCGTATCTCCGTTAACTCGATGGGCGAACCCATCGAGCTGCAGAGGTGCGTACGTGCTCCAACCGAAAGCACCGGTACCATGCTTCACCTCACGGATTTTGGAAAATCCGCACAGGTTGGCTGTCTTTCGTATAAAAGCGGCTAGCTCGTAGTAACCTGAAGAGAAAAGGTTATTGTGAGCATCGACGCTTGATACGATGGTACTCGGCGCGGTGCGACTAGGCTTCTTACGGATGAGAACGGTGGAAACATCGTACCCACTGAACCCATCAATGCCACAAGACTCCCTGAAGTTTCCTTCTTGGAACGTCTTAGACACATTAACCCTCAGTTCGAGGGCCGCAAGTAAGTCTATTAGCAGACCAGAACAGTCTGAGGGGACGATAATATCGTCTCCAAAGACCCGGACCACTCCTTCACCCAAATCGGCCAAATTCTCGTAGTTCACGCGAAGATTGCGCTGTTCACACAGCGCCGCCAGGGCGAGACACGTGAAAAAGACCGACTGAACGGGGAAGGTAGTAGCGTTGCCCATAGTAGAGTACTTGCGCAGGTAGTGATACCTAGGCGAGTACTTACACACCTTCTGTTCGATCCAAACAGCCCGAGTGGACTGCAAGGCTCGTAAAAGGCTCGGAGAGCGGCGAAACAACCGCTCTACGTGCCAACAGGAGATGTAGTCAGAAGCAGACGAGAGATCAATCGTCGCGTGCGACTGACTTTGGGAGGCTAGTAGAGCCAGGCTTCCATTCTTTTCTTGTCGATTGAAGTCGACAAAATTAGAAATGAAAGTGCCTCGAACTCTACTGTAGAAGTAGTCACGCACCGCTTGCTGGCACCACTGCAACGCGACAGGCTCACAGGCAATAAGCCTAGGAGTCTTAATCGTTTTTGCAACGGCGCACAGTCGAGCAGGTTCCTCGTGGTAAAAACCACGAGCACGTGCTGATTCTACCGAGGTCATGTCACTCTGTGCATAATTTGCCAAGGCAAAATCTGCATAAGGAAACATAGCCTCAAGCCTTTCAGGCCAGCGATCGAACGCATACTTGTATGCGCCAAATCCTTGACCTGCAACAGCACCAGGCCCGTGCCTAAGCTTCCAACTCGTAGGATCGAAAGATCCCATTGTCCCACTTAGAAGGTCAGCTACCTGCTGAGCTTTAGCAAGACAATTCCGTAAAGAACGAGAAGGAGGAGGTGTACAACCCTCCATAAGGTTGTAGATTTGGGTCGGCTCCTCTTTGAGAATATCTGTGAAAGATGTCTCATTGACGTGCACTCCCGAATCAAAGGCATTGTGATCATCCCAGTTGAGGATGCCACGCCTTACACCACTATCAACCCGATAAAACTCCCTGACCGCGTTTCCGCGATCACGGATGTTACATTCCAAGTCTAGCTTCCTGAAAGCTCCTAAGAGCTGCCGGAGAAGTTTGACAGCAATGTTGTCAGGTTGATCCTTAAGCAAACCATTACGGTCGAAAACGCGAGATGTTAAACCCCGAAAAAGTCGTGGGATTACATCCCCTTTCTTGGCAACTCCGAAGTGGAGAAGCCCTGAAGAGGTTAGGCGTCGTTCCGAGAGGCACTTGTCAAAGTGCTTCCTGAAACTAGGCATAGTATCCAAATAGAATCGGATACCATGGCTATCGGCCGCTGAGCTCAACCGCTTGTAATCACGGTCGAACTCTTTGGTAAGTTCTGGGTACCAACGTGCGCAGTCGACTAAAAGCGCACGGTACGCACCTAGGATAAACTCAACGTAGCTATTCTGAGTTTGCATTGGCCTTTAACCTTTGCTAGCTCTCTACGGCTACGCCAACATTCACTACGCGGGGTAGGTTAACTTTCCCACCCCAACAGCTTCTGCGCTATCCCTCCAGCCTTGACCATGTAAAAGGACATGGCTTCGGAGACATCGATGATGTCTGCCTGGAGACCGTTCGGATCATTTCTGATCGTGAACGAGATGTCGGAAGTCGAACCAGCAACTGTCGCGGTTGGTTTCACATACTTTGTGAACGTCACTACGTGACGATCATAAGGTTGTTGACCAGCCTTGACAGTATCGCGGCTATGCCGGATTACTCCAGTATAGACCACGAGGCCCTCGTCCAATTTGTATTCGGACTTGTAGCCATCCTGGTTGATGAGTGGCAGTACCTTAGCGGTACCGCCAGAGCCATCAAGCGTAATAGTGAGTGTTGTACCTAGCATTAGAGTTCGTCCTTCCAAAGGTAACTGTAAGCCTAACGCGCGAAGCGCTGGACATACAGCGACCCGAGGATAGACAGCCGATTCATACCGATAAACGGTATGTTGAAGCCAGGGACAACCGAGCCAGACAAAGTTCTCGTCTTGCTCGAATATGTCTGAACGCCCTTATTGACTACCGAGCATGTGCCCGGAGTCAATGCCCAAGCGCCATAAGCTGGAGCAGCTGAAAAGGTCGCCTTTACCTCATTCATCAGACAAGCCGATGAGTGAGATGCAGGGACAGTGTTGGAGAATCCCGCAAGGAATCCGCCAACATTTACAAACCAGTCAGTAAGCCAGGTCCACGGGAGAACCTCCCATGTTCCGTTGACTAACCCTTCTTGGGTTAGTCCAAGGACAAGCCGGCGAGCTAACTTGTTGTACTCAAAGCCGCTGGGATGATAGGGTGGAGGAGTAGTAGGCTTCCAATGAATGGTAGCCCACTGTTTACGCGTAACGCGTATATCATGCGGAAAGAAGATATTGGTGTTTAAGCCAAAACCTTCCGACGCTAGATACTTCCCACTCTGATTATCCTCGCCTAGGGTAAGGCGTCGACGCAAGCCCGAAGAGCTGTATAAACTGTGGAGCTCTCTCACTCTGCGAAGAGTGTGGAGCTGCAGATCAAGCAGCTTGTGAACGTCATCGATGAGTGGCAGCCATCCAAACTGAAGCGCTAAGTTTTGGTTAGCGAGATCTCTCGCGCCAAGACTCTTAGCAGGTTTAGTGAGGAGACGGCCTACATCCCTGACCATTTTCGGGAGGCTTACAAAGTCCTGTATCAGGGTGAATGGTGTCACTTCGGCCCTCGACGGATTACTCCGTGCGACGACCTGAGTGTACCAGTCACCAGGAACACTGAGTGGAGTAATGTTCACACTATTCCACACAGCCCCTTGCGGGCGGGCATTGTAAACGTAACCAGTGATCGATTCTCCCGCGGGTTTAGTCGAAAAGACCCCTGTCGCAGTCACACCCAACCTATGTTGGATGGATGAGAAGGGGCTATCGGCAACGGGTCTTCCGATGTAGTCACTACACGTACTGGTCAAAGTGACCGTGTTCGGCGTAGAGGTTCCAGCGGAGCCGTTGCTCATAGTCGTCCGAGTTCCGGTTAAGGAAGTTGGGCGAGTACGAAACCGCGATACTCGTGTCATTGGTCCTTGCTGTCCCTAGTGGGTCCGTGATTGGAAGCCAGTTTAGCTCGAGACCCCGCGTAATGCGGGG